ACTTTCAGCATATCCACTATTTGATAATCCATTTTGAACTACATTTTCTCTAGATACTCCATATTTATCTACTTCTTTTTGATAGTCTATATAACTGGCTTTTGCTTCTTTTTGATAATCTCTTTCTGCTTTATCTTTTTGTTGATTATATAAATCTATTTGATGATTTAAATTATCATTAGCAATCTGTCTTTGAGTATCTTCCCATTGATTTACTAATCCTTGTTGTTGGTTAGTAAATTGGTTTCTTTCATTTATCAATCTGTCATAAGTTTGGTTATATTTATCTAATTCTGCTTGTTTTTCATTCTCAACTTGTGTAAATCTTTCATCATTATAATTAACGTTATAACTTGCCACTTTCTATCACCTCTTTACATATCCACCAACGAAACTTTCTAATGTATAAGAGTTTAATCCAAATGGTACACTAGAACTAAATTTCATTTGTAGTTTCTTCCATTTTTTCTTTTTTATTCGATACACTATATAACCTTTTGTATTTGTGTATTCTCCGATTTCTTCAAAACTATTATTATCGGTTTTTATTGATACTTTTACTGATGATCCATTTATTTCTGCAGTTCCACCTCTTTTATTAGTGGTTTTTTGAAACTCTGGATACTTAAAATCATCATTTTTAGTAGTCCAATAGCTGTTTATTTCGCTATTATTTTTTGTTAGTGAATATATATTGTTATCACTACATAAATAAAGTACTCCATTCTTTACTTGAGTACTTGTTATGCTTTCTGGAAATTCCCAATAATACCATTCATATTCAACATCAACATTTTGATATTTTTGTCTGCTATCTGCTAGGTATATTTTATTATCTATAATTACTAGTAAATATCCTTCCCATTCTTCCAATATCATATTTTTATAATTTGATTCTTTTAGCAACTTGCCATCTACCATACTAGAACGATGTGCTAATACTTGTTCTGTTGTTATATCTCCACTTATTGCTTCCATTCCTCTATCTGAAAAGAATACTATATCATCATTAAAATTAATTCCTGTTGCCACACAACCAGTACTAATACTTGAATGTGTAGATGGATATATTTTCCCATATGCATTATCAATTACTGGATTATGATAAAATACTGTAGTATTCGCCTGTGATGGTGCTTTAAATACCCATAGTGCATTATTACCTGGTACTAGTGCTTTTACTGGAGACAAATCTAAGCCCTCATTATAATAATCTAAGTCTGATACATATCTTGGATCTTCCACAGAACTGTGGAAAATTGCATTAGGATAATCTGGATTACCGCTAAAGAATATCCTATTATCGAAAACTGCTAACAAAGTGCATTTATTTATTCTATCTCTATATCCTTGTACAGTTTTTCTAAATAATATTTCTACGTTATGTTGTCCATCTGTAAGCGGTGCTGGAGGTGCATTATTAAAAGTTATCTCACCTTTTGTTACATTAACAGAAAAATCTACTCCTTGAGTATATGTTATTCCTTCTATTTGAACTGTAACTGTATAATTACTATCAATGTTTTCGGTATCTAATTTAAATGTTCTTGTAGAACCATCACCTATTCTTAAATTCTTTCTAAGCCCTGTTAGTAGATTTACATCTTGGTATGTTGAGCCTGCACCTGTGGCATCTCCAATTGAAGTAGTTGGTATTGTTCCCTCTACTTCTTTTATTATTTCTCCATTATATTCTAAATAATTTATTCCGTCTTTTATATAAAATATATTATTGAATATAAATGCTTGGCTTTTAATTAAATTCATTCCTGTAAAAATTACATTATCATCATCGTATAATTTAGTTCCACAATGTACTATTTTGTGTGTTGTATTTCCTACGTCATAAAAAAAGAGACCAAATATGGTGTTGTCATATTCTCCGACTAACTCCACATCAGGTCTTGTTTCGATACCATTACTATTTTTTTTGTAGTTTTTCCACATATTTAAGGAATCAGGACTTCTTGCTAAGTTTGTATCACTATTACTAAAATCAACACCTGCAAAATTATCTACTTTTCTTGTTACTAAGTATCCACTTGGAACACCTCCGCTTGAACTATAAGAACTCACTATCTTCACCACCTGTATCTATATAAATACTTCCTGTATGATATCTTGGATCAAACTGTTGTTTTAATTGTTCATATCTACTTGAATATACTTGTCCATAATTTGCAGATATATCTGATTTTAATAAATCTCCTGCTACACCATATGGCATTATTTCTAATAAATCTTGTGATAATTCAAATTTGTATTCTTCTTCACTTGTAGTATCATCGATTTGTTTAGGATATTTATAATAATATATTTTAGCTGTTCCAGTTCCATTGAATATAATTGTATCTCCTACTATTACGTTTTCTACCCCTCTAACAATATTTATTTGATACATTCTTTTATCAATTTCAGAAAAATCAACTTCATCTCCATCAATAACGTCCATTTCATCCTTAGCGGGTATTTTCTTTATTCTTGCTAATTCATTTTGAATTTGATTTATTACGTCATTTATTTTTGTAGCCAAATCTGGATCATCAGTTAAAAATTCACTATTGGGATTTATCTCTTCTATTAATCTAAGAGTTTGTTTTTTCATCTCTTTTAAGGTCATCTTTATCATCCCCTTTGTATACATCATCGTATACATTTTTCATATCTTTTATATCTTCTTCTAATTCTTCTAAGGTACATATTTGTCTATCTGGTATTATATAACCAACTTTTTCATTCCAAATAATTCTAGTTCCTTCTGGAAGTGTTTGCTCTAATACAGAATGTTCCTTACTTTTGATTCCATTAAATTCACTTTCATTTTCTACTTCTGTTCTTAAAACCAAATCTTTTAGTGTTTGATGAACCATCTTATCTTCTGTCCATTCATCAAATTCTAACTCTTTTGTTACTGTTCTACCAAATACTTGATGTAAGTTTGGTTTTGCTGTAAAAAATTCCATTTTTTTCTCCATTTTTTCTCCTCCTGGTCGTGTTGTAGGAGTTGCACCTACTAGTACTACTTACACGATAAAAAAGGGCTTATTTGCCCTTATACTACTTTGTAGTTGGAATTATAACCATTTCTTTAGGTCTTACGATTTTAGCACCAAATACATAAAGTCCTTTTAAAGCATCTTCGAATGCATCTTGAGGTCTATAAGCTTCTACTTTATCAATTTGTTCAGCAAATGCAATTGCTCTTGAAGTTCTCAATACATTAAGAACATTAGCATCACCTGTATCAGTTGGTAATAGGTTTTCAATAGACACTAATGCGTTACCATATTTACCAATATAACCTTTTTTAGACATTTCAACGTTATTTGTGAATAGTTCAGTTAAGTTTTGTCTTAAGTTTGTGAAATACTTAGGACATACTTCAGCATGATAAGTATCTGTAACCTTACAATTATTACTATATAGTGCTGTGAAGCCTTCTTCTAATTTTTCAACTGCGTTTGTTTTATTAACATTTCCAGGTTGTAACTTAGCTACACCACTATCTTCATCTTCATATGCTCCTTTAATTAAGCTTGCTACATACTTATCTCCTTCTTCTGATAAAGCTAATGCACCTTCTTTTGCAGTTGCTTCCATAGCTCCTGGTACACTTTGAGCTTTAGCTACATCGTCTAATGCAATGTTGAAATATCTATATTGATCTAATTTTAAAGTTTGATCAGTAACACTAATATATTCTTTTTCAATTGCTGTTCCTGGAACATAATTTTTAACAGTAGGTCTTACTGCATTTAAAATTTTAACCTCTTTTGCATTTTTTGAATCTCTTTCGTATTTGAAATCACAATGGTTTCTTAAACTTGTGATTGTTTCTAGTGCTCTTTCGTAAGCTTGATGCCATACAGTTTGTAATGCTGCACTCATTCCATTCATTATTTAATCATCCTTTCTTATCTAGGATCAGTCATACTTCTTCTTATGACATCCCAGTTTTTCCTTACTTCTTCTGGAGACATCTTACTTATCTCTTCATTAGTATAGTAATCTTTCTTTACTGTTTCTTTGGTGTTCTTCATACTTCCAATTTGTTCTACCGATTTCTTATTACCGTTTACTTTTGTATACATTTCGTACACATCTTTTATTGGAACATTTGAATTGAATTGACTAGAAAACTGCCTGAAATTTAAATCTTCTAGTACATTCTCTTTAACACCTAATTTTGCTAACTCTTTTTTGTTTTTTTGATTTGTTAGCTCTTGTGCAAGAATGCTAAACTCTGTTTTTTCTCTTACAGTCATATTGTTTGTGCCTATGTCTGCAAGTCTATTTGCTTCGTCTTGCATTTCATCAAAACCTAATTTAATGATTTTTCTTGCATCAGATTCACCTAAGTCTTTTTCATCATCATCTGAATACTTAGGTTCCTGGTATGCTGGTATATCGATACCTTGATTTTTGTAGAAGTTTCTTAATTCTCCATTAATATCATCGATGTTTTTTTTATCTAATCCAGCACTTAATATACTTTCAGTTTCTTCATACTTGGATAGTTTTTGTCTATATTCTCTATCAATTTTTCTTCTTTCTCTTTCAATTTTGTTAGGTAATATAGAATTGATTCTTTCATTTACTATCTTTTCTAAATCATCTTCTGTATAAGTTTTAACTTCTTCTTTTTCTTCTTCATTAGAAGTGGTATCAGTTAATTCTATACCTTCCTCAACTTCTTCTGCTGATTGAGCATCAGTGTTTTCAGTTACTTCTGTAACAGGTTCTTCTTGAACGTATTCTTCGTTCATATAATTCCTCCTATTTTCTGTAAGTGTTTGACTTCACTTTCCATTTTCTTTTTAAGTCTTTCAATGCTTGGACTATTAAAAAGCAATGCTATTCTACTGGCATCGCTTGATTAATCATGTTTGTACCCATTTGTCCTATATTGTTTATATCTCCTTGAGTTCCTAAATATTGTTCTGCTTCCATCTGTAATTGTTGTGCTTGAGACTGTATGTTTGCTATTTTTCCTTGAACTTCTTTCATCTTTTTTACTGCTTCTTCTAGTTTTGATTTTGGCATTGATGAATCATCATCTAGTAAGCCAACATATACTTCTAATTCACTTAGTCTCTGTGAACTAAAATATCCAGCCTTTAACATATTCTCTAGCGATAATTCTTGAGCAAACTTATCAAATGGGCTCTTAGGTGTTACGTCTACTTTAACTACTGCTTGTAAAGCTTCTAATACACTTTTAGGTACTTTTACTGGTGATATAGTTTTTTCTCCAGTAAATACATCTATTTCTTCATTATTAATTATTAATCCATCGTCGGCATATGTTTTCCACATATCTAACCATATTCTAGATAAATCTTCTATTGTTGTTTTTAATGCTAATGTTTGCTCATTAGTAGGCATTTGAGATGCTTGTTGTACTGCTAATATAGCCTTGCCACTAGCTGCTTCTGGGTTGATATCTCCAGTTGCTATGTCTCCTGCCCCAGCTAATTCTCTTGTAGTTGAAATTAGCTCGTTCATAACCTTTTCAACATCGCTTGACATTTGTGCTGGGCTAAGGGTTGTAATTGCTTTTTTTACATCATCTAAGGCACTTCCATTTACCTTGATTAATCCTCCTACACTATTGACTGCGTTAGGATTTTGTATTTTTGTCATATCCACAACTTTTTGTGGATAAGCTGTATTCTTAGCAGATATTAGTCTTCTCATTATTGTTTTATTAATTTCTAGCTGATTAGGAATTAGGTGCCTTACTTCTCCTTCTCCTCTTGCATATCCTTCTTTTTCTTCCCATAACATATGAGCTAAAGGATATAGTGTTAATCCTGTATCTCTATCTTCTTTTATCATGCAAAATTTAGTTGATTGAGAGAAATGTACTGTGCCATTCTTTTTATATAATTTTGTAATTATAGTACACATGTCATCTACTTCATCTTTTGAATTATCTCCTGCTTCTTCAAAGGTATCATTATCTCCTCTAATGTTTTTTATTTTTTCATCGCTAATACCTTCTTTTTTAGCCATTTGAACTAAGTTTATTATTGGTTTTCTTTGCTTTATTAAAATATATGGTTGATTTTGAATATCACTATCATTCTCATTTCCATATAAAACATCATTTTTAGATAATATTTCATTTAAAGGCATATCAGTATCATTATCATATGTTACGTATACTGGACTTTCATCATTAACAGCACTATCTTTTGACATTTTTCTGGCCTTATAATCCATACCATCTTTTTCCCATACTTTTCTTGCATACATATTTAGTAGCTCGCATGTTTTTATTGCTACTTCCTTAAAGTCATTATTATCAAAGTTTTCTGCACTATATATAGGCAAATATAGATTATTATTAATTGTTCCAACTTTATATTTTACAATTGGTTTAATTATATTTAATTGTATTGGTTCAATTCCCTTTACCTTTAATCCATGCCATTGATCACCATTATACATTCTCCAATTCTTATCAGTATCTGAATAGAGGTTTTGGCTACTGTTATAATTTCTACCCTTTTCATATAAATTCCACAATGGAGTTTCAATTAATTCATCTAAATCCATTTTTTACCACCTCCATTAACTTGGAAAATCTAATTGATTTAATCCTGTTCCATCATAATTATCAATATTTATCATATTTAAATCTTCTATTTCTTTTTCTTTTTTAGCTTCTTGTTGTTCTTTTATTTCGCCAACCACTTTTATAGGATTTATTTCTGGCATTGTTATTTCTTGCCTTTTGGCTAATCTTTGTCCGTTTCTTAATCCTAATGTATATGAAGCCATTATAAACAAACCAAATATGCTACAAAAAAGAATGACCTCAATCGTCATTCTTATCACTGTCCTTTTTGTCTTTAAAATTTTTCTCGAAGAATATAAATCCTTTTTTTTCATTCTTTTCAAAATTTTCTGTTCCTGTTTGTTCCACTTTTCTATTTTTCTTTTTCTTTTTAAACTTTTTATGATGTATTTCTTTATATATCTTCTTTTTCATAACTACCTCCATATTTTGTACTTTTACGAGTACTGTACTAGTGTTGCAACGGTTTTATTATGGTAAAGTGTTGCATTTCTTTATCACAATTGAAAAAAGTCAAAAGACTATGTAGAATTAGTTAGTATATTTCTTCTTTCACTAACTACAAACCAGTACTACACACTTATTTTTATCCAACACCAGTACACTACTCACAAAGGCACTTTAATAATTTATAAACTGATATTCACTATACTGACGACATAATTAACGATATCGCCAGTATACTGCTTATCAGTCAGTTAGTGAAATAGAAAATGGGATATGCTTTATTAAGCAGAAGGTTAGGCTGCTGCTGATAACCATTTAACAACTTGCGTTGCACCTATATAACAACTATTTCCTCTCCATAATCTAGCTCTTCTGATTCTTCATTGTTAAAATTGAAGACTTGAGCTACACTTATTGGTTCCATATCAAATACCACTTGGTTTCTAATATAGAAGGCAATAGCTAATCCCATGACTAAATCGTCGTGAGATCCTTCTTGGGCTTCAGGTCTACCTCTTTCATTCTTAACAAAAGTAAGCATTTCCTCAAGCGTTAGTTTGTCATTAATTAGTTCAATGTTCTCTCGAACTATTTTAACTAATTCAGCTATTATTACCGGTCTAGTTACTGAAGTAGTTCTAAATCCATAAGATTTTTCCATTACACCTGTATATCTATCCTCTCTTTCTCTAACAAACAAGTTTGGATATCCTAATCTAACTAGTTCTTTGTTAGGATAGCTACTAAAGTTAGATTCAATACCAATAAGTGCTGGATCTATTCTTTTAGTTCTTGTTTTGCTAGCATAATAATAACCTAGACAATACATTTGTCTTACATATAAATCTTCATCCATCTGATGCCTTAGTCTTGCTACTTGTTTACCAGTCTTAGCATTTAAGACATGACCAGTAAAAAAGTCAGAACCTTCACCAGCAGTATCACCACCGATACAGTATTTGTAAATATTTGGAACTTCATATATTTCTATATATCCATTCTTGTCATTTACCCATTTAATATCTGTGATTTTTTTACCTGCAGACATAGTGTCATCATATTTATATGTAAAGTAACCTATCTTTAACGGCTTAGGTAACTCCGATAATCTCTTTATTATTATTTCTTTATCGAATATACATGCTCCACTGCTAATAAATGCTTCATGTGGACTTATCGGATATTCCTGCTTAAATTGTTCTTCATCACCACCGCAATTATTTTTGATACACCATCTTCTCCAACTTAATTGTTCTAGTGATAAGTTGTATATTCTTTTTATTTCTTTTTCGTATTCCGTAAGTTCAAACCCTGTGTACGGCATTTTGTACTCTTCTAGTTCATTCCATCCTACGAATACAGGAATAAAATCAGATTCTCCTCTGACTGCCATATCCCATAATTCTTTAAAATATTCATAACCATTGGCGGTTGATTCTATTACAATCATTGTATCTGGTAAATTAGGAACTGCTTGAAATAAACCTATTGTAGTTTCTTTTGCATTGTTTCCCCAGAAAGCCAATTCTGATATGTGTAGATAGTTAAAAGTATCTGATCTTCCTACACCTGTAGATCCTGCTGTCATACATTTTATCTTGCTTTTCAATCCTGTTCCTGAATCATTATCAAATATCAATTCTTTTGCATTACTTCTCTTTAATGCTGGTTTTATTTCTCTAGGTAGATTATCATACATTCTTTTACTCATATTAAACAAGTTTGTTGTAGCTTCTTCTTTATGAGTTATGATACCTGCATTTACATTAAACTTGGTTGCAGTATTTTTGAATATAATGCTTTCTGTTAACGTACTAAATCCTATCTGCCTAGCTTTTAGTACTATTATTCTAATTGGCTTGCCTTCATCGTGTTGTTTTTTTATTGCGTCGTATAATTTCTGCTGTCCTTGATTTAATTTCAAATCAATAATTTTTCCTGCTTTATCTCTTATTTTGATAAATTCTTCAATATATTTTTTGGTGTTAATATTCATCTTTTTCACTTACTTTTTTTAGTGTTGCTTCATAAGATAAATCCACAATTCCATTTATGTTAGTTACATATTCACCAGCCATTTTATTATCTATATCCAAAGCTTTTAATCTGTCATTCATATTATTCTTTTTATCCTTGAATATTTTCATTAAGGCTTGTCTCTTGAATTTAGCACTCATAACACTTTCATCATCAGCTTTTTTAAGTAATTCTCTGTACCTTTCCTGTACCTTTTCTGAGTTAAAAAGTGTGCTTGCTTTTTCATCAATTGACTTTTCACTGTATTTTGCATTATAAGCTTGTTTATAAGCTTGTCTTTGAGACATACCTTTAATTATGTTCTGAATAAATTTTTCTTGTTTTGGTCTTAACACGCAATTCACCTCTTTTCAAATAAAAAAACAGATGGAGTTAGAATCTGTTTTTTTGACATATATATTTAGGAGGCAAAATAAGTAGAATTAAAGAAAAAAAGTATGCATAGCAGCGAATAAATTTTTTATATTCATTCACAATATCATTGTAACACTACTTTTTTCCATTTTTTTCCGAACTTATGTTTTTTAATTCATTCAATCTTTTATTTATAATATCTAAGAACTTATAAAAAGAAGATTTTTCATAATGTATTTTTTCACATATTTGAGAATACTTTAGTCTATTAATATATTTATAATAATAGATTTTATCAAAAGTTTCTTGGCTGTTCTTTAACTCTATCTCTTTTTCTTCTAATTGCTTTTTTACTTCTATTAAAGCTTTTTTTAAATAATTAAGAGTTAGTTCTACTTGTTCAATTTCAGAACTATATATTAAAAATTTGTCTGTATTCTTATTTGACGAGTCAATTATGTCTTTCCCGGTTGCTGATTTTACATCGACTAAACTCATTAGGGAAATTTTTTTATTCTCTAATTTGTTTATTTTATCTTTTGTTTTTCTTAATTCAAGATATTTTTTATAATATTCCTCATATATCATATTAACTCCTTTTATTTGTTAAAGTATTGTAACATTTGTATTTGTATATTTTTTATTAATTCGATATCTTTTTCATGTTGTTTCTTTATTCCTTTTAAGTATGAGAATAAATTTTTTACTTCTTGATTTGTTAAAGTCAGCTTGCTATTTCCTGCTTCGTCAGTTGCTACGTCCTTTATTCTATTTAGGATTATTATTATTTCTTTACTGTTCATCGTCTACTCCTTCTAATTCGTTCATTTTATCTAATGAAATTTCACAAAATTCATTCCAAAACATATCACCTTTTATATAGTTTGGTTCTTTCTTTCCTTTTTCAAAAAAATCTTTTAAACTATTCCAGTTAGATTGTAATTTATCTCTTTCTTGCATTGTAATTGCAATAAATTCTAATACCTTACTATCTTCTTTTATTTCTTCAAGTGCTTCTAATTTTTCTTCTTTATTCATTTGTTTCACCTACCTCATACCATTTTGCTTTAGGTAATTTTCTATTAAATTCTATATAACTTTTCATATCTAAAAGTTGTTTCTCATATGTTTCTTTAAACATTTTCTCAAATTTATTATTCATTTCTTCTGCTAAATTAGGATTTTTTAATAAATCTGCTCTATTAAATTCAAATGCTATTGCTTTTCTTTGCGTTGGTATTCTTTCTAATTTTTCATCATTTTTAAATGATTCTAAATCAAATGTAGTTAAATATAATACTATTCTTTCTTTTCCTATTGGCTCACTTTGATAGGTTACTTTTGTATATTTATTATCCATCTTTTTCACCTAACATTCTTAATAAATCATCAGGATTACATATAAACAAATAATCCCAACTAGGTTCATCAAAACTATGATGTAATTGTTCTCTTTTATTTTTTATATACTCAATAGCATTATCATTTCTTTTCTTTACTTCACTATATAAATGTTTGTAGTGTTCTCCTAGTTCTGCTTTCTTTTGTAAATCTATAAAGACATCTGTTGCACCTTCATATAATATTTTTTCATCTTCTAAAAATTCTGCTAAGTCATCTGCTTCTTCTTCCATTATTTCAGGAAATCTTAAATATATATCAGCAGTTCTTATTCCAATTCCTTTATTCATCACTACCACCTTTTAATATATTCATAACATTACTTATAACAAATAAAACTTTTTGATTTCCTAATGGGTCTTTTTGATATTTTTTATTATAAAAATCGCATATTTCAATTGCTTTATCTCTATTATTTTCTAGTTGTTCAATTTTTGCTTCTAATATATTTACTGCTGTATAATCAGTTTTTTGCATTTGCATTTCTTTTAATTGCTCATCTTTAATATTTACTATTTCTCCTAATGTTTCATTTTCTTTTTCTAGTTGTTCTATGTATGATAATAATAATTGCCCTTCTTCATAAGAAATTGTAGTATATACTTCGCCTGTATTGTCATAAGGTTCATAACTATATTTATCTTTAATATTTTTTAATAATTCTTCTATCTCTTTATTTTTCATTATTACCACCCTAATTCTGATATCTGTTTATTTATGGCTTGTAATTCATTAATGGTTATTCTTAAATATTTATCAGACATTTGATGTTTTGTAACAGTTTTATTTTTTGGATCAAATGAAATGAAATATACATTACTATCGTTTAATTCTTTTTGATATGAAATATATCCTGCATAATTTTTATATTCGTACCCCAACTTTTCAAACATCTCTTTAGCACTCACTTTATCATCTCCTAATCTATCTATTAACTATTTAGTTAATATTAATTAACTAAATAGTTAACGCTAATTATCTATATAGTTAATTATTAATTTTATTATGTTCGTGATGTTATAATTTTTTTGAAGGGAGGATTTAATATGAATGATTTATCAAATCAAATATTAGGTTTTATGAGAGAAGAAGTTATAAATCGTAAAAATAACAATTCTAACATCAAAGACAAAGCATATATTTTTACTAAAAATGATATCTATAATAATTTTGATTCTAATCATGAAGATATAGATGAAGCCTTAAAAAATCTGGTTGAAATAGATTTGTTAGAAAGTTGGATACTAGGAACTTATAAATTACTTGATGAAGACTAATTTAGTCTTCTTTTTTTATTCACAGTCATTTACTCCTAACCACTCTAATAAATCAGAATAACAATCCTTACATAGACAACATATCTTTTTCGGTGCTACATCAATTGTTCTTGATATTGTTACTCTATTATCTCTATAGACTATTTGTCCGCATTTACAACATATTCTCCCATTTTGATTAGATATATTATTTATGAATGTATATAGTTCTTTATCTGACATATTTCTAATATTATTCAAATTCATTCTTCCTCC